CTACTCACCATCATGTCTCGTGGGGCTGTACGCTTCACAAGATTGCCTCCGTGTTTGGCGTACTACAGGGAGATCTCTGGGGTGCGACGTCGCATGGACGGCTGACGTGGGGTGAGTTGTCTCCAGAGCTACGGGAGACAGCGCTCTTGCCTACGATAAGAGGTGGGCACGTCGTAGACCGACGCTTCAAGGCTGCCTATACCCGTGTTCTGGGCAAGGGCTTCGCGTCGAAGTGTCGCTCTTACACTAGGAGTGGCGCTAGTTTGGATGCGTTGTATGAGTCACTTCGTAAGTACGAACGTGACTATCCAGTCATGCGCTCTCTGCCTGACTGGGTCCGCGAAAGATTGGCTCGTGCAATCAGCGCGGCATACGACGTATTCTACATCCCCCTTCGACCACTTCATATTAATGATGTGGTCGTTGAGCCTGGCACTAGCCCAGGTGCTAGCTGGCGCCTTTTTGGCCGTCGGGGGAACAAAGGTGACCCTAGTGTTGACGCTGAGGCGCGAGCTCGGGCGCGTGTTCTACTCACCATCATGTCTCGTGGGGCTGTACGCTTCACAAGATTGCCTCCGTGCTTGGCGTACTACAGAACGCAGTTGGCCAGGGTAAGTAAGCCTAAGGTCCGATTAGTGTGGGGGTACCCGTATGAGATCAATTTGATCGAGGGTATCTTTGCTCAAGCCTATGAGGCTAAGGCTTTAGGTGAGCTGCCCATCCTTCCGCGCACGGTGAGCTGGGTCGCATATGCGCTTGACCGGGTGAGGACTTTTCCTTACCAGGTCGGACTCGACTGGAGTGGTTTTGATTCTTCAGTACCACCCTTCCTGATTAAAGCAGCTTTTGGTATTATTAAGAGCTGCTTCAGGGAATCAGGTGATGAGTACCTTCGTGTGCTCGATCAATTGGAGTATTACTTTATCCATACTCCGATTGTCATGCCTGATGGTCGAGTCGTCCAAAAGCATGGCGGTATTCCCTCAGGGTCCAGATTTACCGCTATAGTCGGTAGCATTGTCAACTGGATCCTAATCTACGCCATGACTGATGGGAAAGCGCAGTCTCTACACACGGTCGGGGACGACAGCCTTTTTGGCTTATTTGAGCGTCCAAACCTCAACGAGTATGCATCTTTTGCTAAAGCGTTGGGTATGCGACTTAGTGTAGAGAAATCAGAGGTGGGTAAAGACGTAAGTTTCCTTGGGCGTCGTTGGGCACCAGGGACCACCACCCGTGACCCAGAACGCTTAGCTCTCCTCGCGTGCTTACCCGAGCGCTCAGGGGTCCCGGCCTCTGACAGAGCTATCGGCCTTTTATTCGATAGCGCGCTTATGGACTACGCCTTGTTGGCTGCTATTAACGTCCTTGGCGTAGATCCTCGCAGTAGGGGATCTATGAGAGAGATCCCGTATCTGCTTAAGGGTAGGGACGGAAGACTAAGCGTGGGGACCCCGCTTTTTAGGGTTATCCACGTGACCTAACCGTCAGGATGGGC